ATTGACCTTGAAGATATGTCAGAAGACGACCTTAAATCATTTATCGAAGATGTAATCGAAGATATGGTAGCAGCCGGTGAGTTAGGACCTGGAGAAGAAATGGAAGTTAAAGATGATAGTATGGATGTGGATATGGATTCGGAAGATGATATAGATATTGACGTTGAAGATGATATAACTGTAGATGAAAATGCTCGTACAGATGCTGAAGAGGAAGGTTATAAAGATGGTATGGAAGATGAGAAAGAAGATTTAAGTAAAGATTTAAAAGAAGCAATGGAAACGGTTGCAATTTTAAGATCAGAGCTTAATGAAATTAACTTACTAAATGCCAAATTACTTTACACAAATAAAGTATTCCGTGCTAAAAATTTATCTGAAAGTCAAAAAGTTAAAGTATTAGGTGCTTTTGATAAAGCTACAAATATTAAAGAAGCGAAACTTGTATTTGAAACTATTAATAGTAGTGTTAAATCAAAATTTATTAAACCAATTAGCGAAAGCTTTAAAGGTAGTGCTTCTGCTTCAACATATGTTGCATCAAATACTAAACGCCCCATCCTTGAATCAGATGAGATGGTGGCACGATTCCAAAAATTAGCGGGTATTATCCGTTAATAGGTAAAAATTAATAAATTAATAAAACAAAAAAAAAATTAAAATGAGTCAATTAAATTCTTTATTAGAAAGTGCTAATCCTTATAAGTCATTACAAAGTGATGCTGCAAGATTAGCCAATAAGTGGAGCAAGACAGGATTGTTAGAAGGTATTCCAAACGATACTGACAAGAACAATATGTCTATGATCCTAGAAAATCAAGCTAAACAGCTTGTTGTAGAAACAAGTCAAACTGGAGGTCCTGCAGGAACATCAGGTACATTTACAGCTGGAACAGGTGCTCAGTGGGCAGGTGTTGCTTTACCATTGGTAAGAAAAGTATTTGGTCAAATCGCAGCGAAAGAATTCGTTTCGGTTCAACCAATGAATCTTCCTTCTGGCCTAGTATTTTATCTAGATTTCCAATATGGTACTACAAAAGCTCCATTCACATCAGGTGATTCTATGTATGGTGATACTGATGGTAATACTCCATTTGGTAATGGATCTACAGGTGGTGCTTATGGTGCGGGTCGTTTTGGATACTCTATCAACAACACACAATCTGCAGCTTACACTGTAGCTTCTGCTTCAGTTAACTGGTATACAGATCTACATGCTGATTCTTCAGTTTCCCAGTCTTATGTAGCGGGTGCCTCAAATCAAATTGTGAAGTTGTCAGTTCCTGTAGGATCTTTACCTAACTATGATACAAGAGCAGTAAGAGCATTCTACCTTTCAGGTTCAGCTGCTGTCTTACCAGCTTCTACTACCCAATACCCACAGTTTACTACTGTAAGTGCTGATAGTACAACAATCGACTTCTTTGTCAGTAGTTCTGTAGTTAAGGGTGGAGCAGTTAAAGTTGAGTATTTACTAGAAACAAAAGACTTCCAAAGAGGTGATTTTGAAGATAGAAATAATAACTTAAACAACAACAACACACCAATCACAATCCCAGAAATCAACGTTCAAATGTCTTCTGAAGCCATTGTTGCTAAGACACGTAAATTGAAAGCTGTTTGGACTCCTGAATTTGCTCAAGATCTTAACGCTTACCATAGTTTAGATGCTGAAGCTGAATTAACTTCTATCATGAGTGAGTATATCTCATTAGAAATTGATATGGAAATACTTGATATGTTGATCGAATCAGCTTCTGCTGGTACTGAATACTGGAGTGCACAAAACAACTTATCCATAGCATCAACGGGTGTTGTAAATAGTGATTTAGGTTTTTATAATTCTCAAGGCCAATGGTTCCAAACATTAGGAACTAAGATTCAAAAGTTAAGTAATGTTATTCATCAGAAAACTCTTAGAGGTGGTGCTAATTTCTTAGTATGTTCTCCTTCAGTAGCTACTATTTTGGAATCAATTCCGGGATTTGCTAGTACTTCAGATGGTGATGCTGCAAAAGCTTCATACGCATTTGGTGTACAGAAATCAGGTACTATTAATAGTAGATATACTGTTTATAAAAACCCTTATATGACTGAAAATACAATCCTTATGGGATTCAGAGGTGGTCAGTTCTTAGAAGCAGGTGCTGTATTTGCCCCATACATTCCTTTAATTATGACTCCATTGGTATACGATCCAGAAACATTTACTCCACGTAAAGGTTTACTTACTCGTTATGCTAAGAAAGTAGTTAGACCAGAATTTTATGCTAAAATTTTCGTAGAAGGTTTAAATACTCTATAGTATTAATTAACTACAAAGGTTAAATAATAAGAAGGGACGCATTTTGCGTCCCTTTTTTATAGGGGTATATATTATACTTTATTATTATTAATTAGTGGGTTAACGCTATATATAAACGTATAAATTCCACAAGTACCACACATTGATACCACATCATGCTATTTACATACACCTAAAGATTATACGCTTACATACAAGGTACTTCCGGAAGTAGTGGGAGAGTCAAAACGTAATTATAAAGCATATATATTGGGGTGATTTCTAAACGGAACCACCCCTTTTGTATATTTATAACAAAAATAACATGGCATCTATATTAACCCCAACAGTATTCCAAATCAAAATTAAGGAAGAACATATAGTTAAGGGTATTAAAACACTTAATGAAACATATTTCTCAGTAAATAATGTAACTAATGTGGATAGAAGAATTATAACAATTCCCCCTACAACATCTATTGACTTGATAAATGTAAACGGTGTAAACCCAGGCGCAGGAACATTTCCTTCAAGTAGTATAAAATACGTTAGAATTTCTAATCTAGATACATCATCATCTCTATCAGTATCATTCACATCATCTGATGTAGGTAGTGGTCCTTCTTATTGGAGTATGGAATGTCTTCCAACTTCATCATTGATGTTTTCAAGTACCAAAGTTACAGGAAGTAATTTTAATGGGACATTTAATAATGATATAACAAACATTGCTGTATATTCTCTAAGTTCAAGTTTAGATGTAGAGTATGTAGTAGTTAATGCATAACATATAAAAATATGGCAAATATACAAATATACCCAGGATCTAGTTCATTTACCCCAGGTGATACACCTTTTGGGTTTTATGATAATGATTTAGAATTTCAAGCTGATGCCAATAAATTTACAACTTTTGCCTCACGTCGTCTAGGTTACCCTATTGTAGATGTTGAACTTCAAGACCTAAATTTTTATGCAGCCTTTGAAGAAGCAGTTACAGTTTATGGAAATGAGATATATGCTTATAAAATTAGAGAAAATTATTTAACTTTAGAAGGAGCAGATAGTACTACTGATGTTAATAATGTTATAATTACCCCCAACTTAGGTAGAATTATAGCAATATCAAAACAGTATGGGGTTGAAGCGGGAACGGGTGGTAATGTAGATTGGCATAAAGGTTCAATTGCATTGACAGAATCTATTCAAGATTATAATTTAGAGGAATGGGCTGAAGTAAACATCCCACATTATAGAGGTCATGATATAGAAATTATGAGAGTATTTTACGAAGCACCACCTGCTATGTTAAGATTTTTTGACCCCTATGCAGGTACAGGAACAGGTACCATGGATATGATGGATTCATTTGGTTGGGAAAACTACTCACCAGCCGGGGTAAATTTCATGTTAATGCCTATTAATTATGATTTACAAGTAATTCAACAAATAGAATTTAATGATATGATTAGAAGAGCTAATTACTCTTTTGAAATGCATAACAACCATTTAAAAATATTCCCAATACCCGATGGAAGACCTACTTCTATGAAATTTGAATATATATTAAACTCAGAAAGATCATCAGCTTCGTTTGAAAATGGAAACGGGAGAATAACCCAAATATCAGAGGTTCCCTATACTAATCCAGTTTATAGTAAAATTAACTCTATAGGTAGAAGTTGGATATTTGAATATGCTTTGGCACTGTGTAAAGAAATGTTAGGATATGTTCGTGGTAAATATCAATCAGTACCAATCCCTGGGGATACAGTTACTTTAAATCAAGCAGATTTAATATCAGCTGCAACTAATGAAAAAGAAAAACTAATTGATAGGTTAAGAACTTATCTTGATGATACTTCAAGGGAAAAGTTATTAGAAAGAAGAGCTACTGAGGGTGACTTTTTAGAAAAAGAACTAAGCAAAAGTCCATTTCCAATTTATATAGGATAATTATGTGCGCACTTTTTGGATCTGCAAGAGATATAAGTTTATTTAGACACGTTAATCGAGAATTGATGGCTGATATCATCACCCAACAATGTTCTTTTTACAAATATAAATTAGAAGAAACAAAAGTAAATATTTACGGAGAGGCCTCTGGGGGGAAATATTATATGGGTCCTGTATTATTAAACTGTTTAATAGAAAGAAAAGCCCAAGAATACCCAGAAACCGATTTAGGTACAGATTTTACTTGGGGGGCTACATTTAAGTTCTTAAGAGATGATTTACTAGATAAGATGGAGGATTTTAACAAGAATTTCAACCCTACAAACTATCAATATGGGGCCAATTTGGTTCCTGAAGTGGGTGATATAATAATGTATCAAGATGGATATTATGAAATAGATAATACTAACGCTAACCAATATTTTATGGGGAAAAACCCAGATTACCCAAATAATACCAACCCACTCAATCCAGGGTTAGAAGATTTTGGGTCTTCAATTTCAATTATTGTTGAAACACATTATGTACCTAGTGATAAAGTAGGAATTACACAATCAAGATTATATACTGGAAACAATGGCGAATAAAGGAAAAACACCAATACCAAAGACCCAAAGAGAAATAAGTATCTCACAACAGCAACCCTATAATCCACCTTCGGGTGCCTCTGGGTTTGCTGAAACTGGGAACCCAAACCAAACACCAGAATTTAATAGGGGGGGGCAGGTATCCTTTAGAGATGACACTACAAAACCCTTTACCTTAGGTTTTAAAGAAATTGATGAAGCTATAGCTTATTATATGAACAATGTCATTAAACCTACAGTCCAGCAAAATGGTGTGGTACAAAGAGTACCATTTATTTACGGTTCACCTGAAAGGTGGAAACAAGTTCAAAAGGATGGTTATTATAGGGATAAAAAAGGTAAAATTATGTTACCCTTAATTACATTTAAACGTAATAATGTTGAGAAGATAAGAAGTGTCTCCAATAAATTAGATGCTAATCATCCTAATAATGTGGCCGTTTGGCAAAAGAGTTATTCTGTAAATAATGCTTATGATAATTTCGGAATATTAAATAATAGACGCCCTGAAAAAGTAAACTACGCAGTAGTAGTCCCCGATTATGTTAATATAACTTATGATTTTATAGTTTCTACATATTACGTAGAACAATTAAATAAGATAATTGAAGCTATTAACTATGCCTCTGATTCGTATTGGGGAGATCCCGAAAGATTTAAATTTAGAGCTAGAATTGATAACTTCTCAACACCCGTAGAACTTCCATCACAAGGGGAGAGAGTAGTTAAATCAACTTTTACCTTAAAATTGTATGGGTATCTAGTTCCTGATAATATACAAAAACAACTTTCATCATTGAAAAGATTTTCAAGTAAAACAAAAATTATTTTCAATATGGAAACTACTTCAAATTTAGAGGGTATAAATAATACATTATCCCACTCAACCACAACAACCCAAATTAAAAGCGATGATAGTTTTACAGATTTTATCGAACCATCTTTATAATATAAGGTTTTATAATATTTATAAACAAAACTAGATGGGGATTATATTAAGACAAGATAAAGGCTCAGAATTAACCTTTACGGATGTAGATGGCAATTTCCAATCACTCTACTACTCTAGCTCTCTGGATGGATCTATTCTTACATTCCATTTCCCCAGTAGTAGTGTTACCCATAGTGTAGAGATAGGAGAAACAGGATTCCCATTCACAGGATCAGCCCAAATCACAGGATCATATGGTGGGGGTTTTGCTGTAACAGGTAGCAGTACATTTGATATAAGTGGTAACGGTGATGAGTTTTCAATAAAATCAGCACCTATTCAAGATTTTCCATTTTTATTAACATATGCTACGGGATCAGGTAAAATAGGATACGTTAAAATATCAAGTGGAACTAGTGGTACAGCGAGTACATCAGGTCGAAGCCTTACATCTGGTACATCTGGTACATCGGGTGTAGCAGGATCCACAGGTGAATCTGGCACAACTGGTGAGGGTGGCACTTCAGGAGCAACCGGTACTTCAGGTACTTCAGGTACAACGGGATCAAAGGGTACATCAGGATTAACACTTGGTACTTCAGGTACCTCAGGTGTAGGTGGCACTTCAGGTACCTCTGGTTTATCAGGTACAAGTGGGTTAAGCTCTTCATCAGGAACAAACGGTTCCTCAGGTACAGTAGGTTCTTCAGGAAACGCAGGACAATCAGGCTTAAGTAATACAGCGGGTACATCTGGAACATCTGGAACATCTGGAGTCGATAGTACTTCAGGGGAAGCAGGTACTGCTGGTTCATCTAACATATCAAATACTTCCGGAACCTCCGGATCAAATGGTACCTCAGGCTCAAGCGGTACAAATGGTACTTCAGGTGAAGTAGGCTCAAACGGAAATGCAGGGCAATCAGGTTTAAGCAATACAACAGGAACCTCAGGCTCAAGTGGCTCAAATGGTTCTTCAGGAGAAGCAGGTGCAAGTGCCTTAAGCTCTTCCTCAGGCTCAAGCGGTACAAATGGTTCTTCAGGTGCAACAGGCTCGAACGGAAATGCAGGTCAATCAGGTTTAAGTAATACAACAGGAACCTCAGGCTCTTCAGGAGTAGATGGTACTTCAGGAGAAGCAGGAACATCAGGTTCATCAAATACCTCAGGTTCCTCAGGTACAGTGGGTTCATCAGGTGAGAGTGGTACTTCAGGATCAACCGGTAGTTCAGGTACTTCAGGTGCAACAGGCTCAAACGGGAATGCAGGTCAATCAGGTTTAAGTAATACAACAGGAACCTCAGGCTCTTCAGGAGTAGATGGTACTTCAGGAGAAGCAGGTGCA